CTTAGCTCATATTTAAATCCTATTTCGTCCTGAGAGCCCCTGTTTAAGCGAAATACGTAGAAGAAGGCTATATAGTGTAACCAACAAAAAAGGAGCAACACAATGAAACTGACACAACTTGAAACACAAGTACTAGAAGTATTCTACAACGAGTGTGTAGACTGCACTGGTGAGTGCACTGAAGACCAAAACATGAGCTACAACAACGCTCAAGACGTCGCTCAGGCTCTTAACCTAACAGAACAGCAGGTAGGTGGCGTATTCACCTCACTGCTAGCTAAGGGGCTCATATACGACACAGAAGAGTCTGCAAGACGAGACTCTGGTCTTAAAGAGTTTCAACACTGCACTAACGACTTCGTGCTAGGCAATGTCTTCAGAGACAACGAGCTTGCACCTGAGATAGTAGAAGCACTAGGTATCTAGTGTTTCTATTTCGAGCTACAGCCCTGTGTTTACGGGATTTACGTAGATACAGGCTATTATATGTAAGACAAAACAACTAAATAGGAGTAATACAACATGATGCACAATAAAAACACACAAAGAACAGAAGTAAATGAAAACACAGTAATCAATGTAACACCAACAGCTTTCCTTAACACAGTGCACCTTAGAAAGCACTCAACATGCCACTGGTCTGCAAATACAGCAGGTGTAACGAATGTTGAAATCACTAAGCACAAAGAAGCTGAATGGGTAGAGTTTGACTTCACTGAAACCAACCTAGAGACAGGGCATGAAAAAAGAGTAATGCTTTCTCTCAAGAAGGACGAAGTAGAAGCACTTAAACTAGCACTTAACAACCTATAAGGAGACACACAATGAGAGTAATCTTCGACATACCAAAAACAATACATCCTAGAACACAGCTTGCCATCTTGTTTAAAGCATGGCAGGCAGGTGCACTAGATAAGTGGGACGTGTACACTCAGGCTAGACACCTAATGGATAAGCGTAAGGTGAAGCTTACAGACGTCATAGAGATGGCTGATAAGTTCTGCAACATACCAGCAGGCGTAGTAAAAGAACGCATGAGGTATATGAAACAGCTTGGTAATCAAGTGGAAAAAGCATACAATAAACTAAAACAACAAGGGAGAATCAAATGAAAACAGTAGACTTAACTAAATACTCAGACCGTGAACTAAGCCTTATGGTCTTCAACACTTATGACCTGTACAAGCATGTCAGAAGCTTCTACCAGCTCACAAAACAAGGTGACATGGATAAAGGGTACAATGAATACTTTGCGGACGTTCTAGCGGGGTACAAGTACACTAAGACTCAAAAGGATGTATTGTTTGATGACATCAGAGAATACTACCTAGAGAATGCAGGTTCTATTTCAGGATAGAGCCCGCATAACTACTGGGTTTACGTACAAGAAGGATTATATATACAACAACAAAGGAGATATACAATGAGATACTTAAACGACGAAATCAACCTAGACGATGAGTTTGACTACCTAGGCGAAACTTACTTCAACCCCCTCCAAGACGAAGTGTACAACACTTGGTGGGACAACACTCAAGGAGAGTAACTATGAGATACACACCAACAGGGCTTCCAACTAAGGAAGCTCTAACAGAAACAGCAGTATGGACTTGGGTTAAATGCAGGAAAGGACTCAAGAAAGTAAAAACAATCAGACGTAAATACAAGGAGGTATAAAATGAACATATACACTGTAGTATGTAAAGCAAAAGGCACGCTGACACTTCATGCATCAACTGAGTTTCAAGCGTGTAAGACAGCACAAAGCATCTGGAATATGGATGCTTCAACTAGATACGGTACGCCTGTAGGAATACATGCATACTATGTAGGTCCAGCAGAGCTACACGATGCTCACGTACGGGCTTACTATAAACATAAGGGGGTAACCTATGCTTGATAAAGGAACGAACGAGTACGATGACGATACATGGCATCTAAGGTACAATGGCTACTGGGTAGAGGATGAAGAAGGTCCAGTAGAACCTGAACCTAAACGACCATGTGACTATGAATAACTAACTAAGGATAAACGATGGATAGAGATGAAGTAATAGAAGCAATCATGGTCATGCTGGAAAGCTATGACGATGACTACCTGAATCATATACTTGATTCAATAACCGCAACACTACACTAAGGAGATAAACGATGAATAGAATATGGACTCATATCACACAAGACGAAGATGGGTACACTATACGTAAACATCTAAGTAAACGAGAAGCACAGCATTTTGCTGAACGTAACGGGCTAACCGTTATTGCAACTGGACAGAAACCTAAGACTGAACGTCAACTGTATAAAGAAGCGTTCGATAGTGTTGGACCATGTCTACTATAGGAGTAACTAAAATGGAAATAACAATGGAACAAATAGAAACATGTAAATGCGGTAGCAAGGCTGTATTCAATCATCACGGTAAAGGCTACTGTGGTTCTTGGTCAGCTCTTGGTGTATGTAACCTATTTGGTTACTGCAAAGTAAAGAAAACACACTCACCAGAGCTTAAACGCTTTTGGAAAAAACTTGATAAACTATACGGAGGAAAACAAAAATGAGCACAACTATAACAACTAACCTAGGAACTACTATGACACTGAGACATCCAAACTTAGATAAACTTCTAAGTAAACATATCATAATCAGCACTGAGGAAAGAACTAAACTGATATCTGAGTTATCGTTAGATGATAAACGATATCTAGGTAACTACATGCTAGATAACGACTTGATAATACACTGCGAAAAAATAACACCGAGAGGGGTGTTGAGGGAAAAGGAAAAAGGCAAACAAACTCTGTTTGATGCTTCCACATCTCCAGCAGTAACCTATAGGAGTGAACAGCATCCTATCGATGGCGTACTAAACTTCGGCAACACAACCTATGAAGATGGTGTACTAGTCTTCTTAAGCAATAAGGGGTAACTATGACTGATAGAAAAGAATACTGGAAAAAAAGATATAAAGAAAGTAAGCCAGAAAATTCACATCGCAAAGCAACAAGTGCAAATGGATATCTGGACTCACTAGCAATAAGTGCTGAACAGGTGTCTAGCTTTTTGTATAGGCGAAGTGCACCAGCTCACCAAACACTATCTAGGATAGCTGACCTTGCAGAAAAAGCACAAACAAGCCAACTAACTAGAACTGATAGTGGTGTAACCAGACCTGATACCAGACCTGATAGGCTAGAAAAATTCAATAACCAAAAACAAAAGGTTATTGATAGGATATGGAAAGCTTATCAAGTAGTGCAGGAAAAATCAATCTTACATGACTCTAATAGGTTTGATGATGAGTCTAACAATAACGCTAAACAAAATGCTAAGGGTAGGTGGGTATCTGAACCTGTCGCTTACTATGGTGATGCGTTAGAAGATGTAATAGCTAATGAACTACATGGCAATAAAGCCAAGGGTATAACAAAGTTACCTAACATAGATGACTACGATGACCCTAACTATAAAAAAGGAGGAAACTAAATGAAACCAATAAACGCTTTCTTAGTAATACTACTTGTATTCGTATTTGCTAGGAACATGGTAAACCAAGCAAGAGCAGAAAGCCTTGAGCTTTTTGTAGATAACGAACCAAGGTCTGAGCGTAACAGTATCTGGAAGGGTGATGGCTCATTAGTCATCATAGATAATGCTAAAGACTCAGGATATGTCATCAAAGATGGTGAAGTAGAATACTATGTCGAACCTAAAGACAACGGTGAACCTACCTTCATATACGATGATGAACTTATCGTATGCACAAACACAGGCTGTTACTAGCCTGTGTAATTCGTGCCCAAAACTAAACTTGTAAGTGCATGATTTGCATAATAAATAAACAACTAATTCCCAGCCAGTTATTAGTACTGAATGGGATAAACATAAAGGAGATATAATATGTCAGATAAAGAAATGGAAATAACCTACGAAGAAAATAACGATAACGAAATTCCTGAAGAGGAATTAGAATGGACTCATAAAGTTTTGAACGACTTTGAGATGACAATAGATGCACTAGGAATTGAAACAGTTATGTTTCTACTGTCAAAATACCATGAAGATATCGTAAGAGCTTGGGTAAAAGAGGGTGTTGATATACAACACGGAACTAAGCAGTAAGTATGCTTTAAATATACTTCATTTCCTAACGATGTTTTTTGTAGCAAAAAGCGTTAGGAAGTAGTGGTAGTAAGTAACTTAGATGATTTAAGTGTTACATAAGTCTCTGGGTTATGGGTTATGGGTTATTATATATATAATAGCACTGTTATTTTAATTTTAAAAAGGAGCAATAATGAGATATTACAAACACAACATCGGTGATTTTTTAGCCGATACACATTATCTTTCTAACGAGAGATTAGCAGTATATACAAAACTTGTATGGGAATATTACTTACAAGAGAAACCAATCACGGTTGATGATTACAATGAAAAAGCTTACGAACTAAAAACAGATGAGCCTACATTAAGTTATATTTTACATAAGTATTTTTACTTAGATGAAGATATAGACAACGAAGTCTGGAGACATAGAAGGATTGATGATGAGTTAGGTAAAATGACATCAGCAAATGCCCAAAGGTCAGAAACAATGAAAAACCATTGGAAAATAAATTCAGACTCTAAGATAAATGGCTTTGAAGATTTTTGGAAAGCTTATCCTAATAAAAAAGATAAGCAAAAAGCTGTAAAAGCTTGGTTGAAACATTCACCTAACTTAACAAAAGTATTAAGTGCTTTAAAGACTCAGAAAAATTCAGAGCAATGGAAAAAGGATAACGGGCAATTTATACCATTACCCACTACATGGCTGAATGGTGCAAGATGGGAAGATGAAGTAAACACTAAAGAAGTAAAGAAAATTTATTACACTAACTAAGGAGAAAATATGAAAGAACTAATAGCAATACAAAACGAACTAAACGTACCAAAGAATCAACGTAACAGCTTTGGCAACTATAACTATCGTAGCTGTGAAGATATACTGGTAGCATTAAAGCCGTTACTAGATAAATATAAGGCATCTATACTTATAACTGATGATGTTAAAGAGGTTGCAGGAATACCTTATGTAGAAGCTACAGTAGTGTTCAAAGCAGAAAGCACTGAAGCATTGAGTGTAAGAGCTCAGGCTGGCATTAACCCTAACCGTAAAGGTATGGACATAGCACAAAGCTTTGGTAGCTCATCATCTTATGCTCGCAAATATGCTCTTGCTGGTATGTTCTTGCTAGATGATACTAAAGATGCTGATACACAAGATAATTCTAAGGAGGGTTTTGAACTATGAGTGATAACGTCTTTGAAGAGTTTGGGCTAGACCCAAGCGACCCAGATTCAATCGATGAATTGATTGATACTTGTAACCCAACAGTTTCTTGGGATGATGACCAGTTGCAATCTGCATTATCTGACATCGAAAAGGAATTTGGTATCAGCTTTGATGTTAAAAAGCAAACTAAACGACTCGATGAAAATGATTTTGTTAATAATGACATCACTATTACAGTTTCTAACTGTCATCTTAACGATAGGTATTTATGTGATGGCGAGGGTATTGTCTATAAAGGCAGTAAACGATACAAAGAAATTCAAGATGAAATTGACATGGGGGTAGGTTTTGATGACAACTATAGATTCTAATAAAGAGTTAATACAAGGTAGTGAAGATTGGTTTGCTGTTAGGATGGGTAAGATTACTGCTAGTAAATTATCCGACCTAATGAAGAAAACAAAATATGGAGAGTCGACATATAAAACTAGGCTCAGAATGGAGCTTGCTATTGAAAGGATAACTGGTAAATCTGCCAGTCCTAATTTCATGAACCAAGCTATGCATGATGGCATTGAGCGAGAGCCTGATGCTAGAACTTTGTTTGAAGCAACAACAGGAAAAGAGGTTGCCCTCTGTGGTAGCTTTGACCATCCTGAAGTAGTAAACAGTAGTGCAAGCCCTGATGGGTTAATTAGAGGAGAAGATGCAGTGCTGGAGCTCAAATGCCCCACACACGTCACTCACGCTAAGAATCTCTTATCAGATACAATGCCAAGAAACTATGAATATCAGGTTCAATGGCAAATAGCTTGTACAGAAAGCGAGTACGCATACTTTGCATCGTATCACCCTGACTTTCCTCCTGAGCTTAGACTCAAGTGGGTTAAAGTTTTAAGGGATAACATGATGATTCTTGACATCGAAGAAGCTGTCAGGAAGTTTGATGCAGAGGTTGAGGACTTAATAACTAAACTTAAAAAAGGAGCAAATAAAAATGGCTGAACAATATGATAACACTAACTCATTCGCACTATTTAAAAATGAGAAAGGTGATAACGAAGCAAGACCTGATTATACAGGTACAGTAACACTAGAAGGCGGTAAAGAAATGAGAATGGCTTGTTGGATTAGGGAGAGTAAGTCGGGGGTTAAATTCCTCAGCGGTAGGCTCTCAGAGCCACAGGTGCAGTCTTCAGGTGCTGGCAGTAATGCCAGTGTAGAAGGTGCAGACGTACCATTCTAATACAGGAGGTTCTGAATCACTTTGATGGAGTTCGTGAAACGGGCAATGGACAGTATTCGTGTCGTTGCCCTGCACACGAAGACAAGAGTGCATCGCTAGGAATTAAGCAAGGAGATGGAGACAGGATACTTCTAAACTGCTTTGCTGGCTGTGATGTTAAATCAATCTTAGAGAGTGCAGGACTGGAATGGAAAGATATACTGCCTGACAATCAATTATATCAAGCAGACAAACATAGCTTTAATCCTTTTGCAGTATTGAAGATGATTAGAGATGAGGTCTTACTAATAGGTTTAGCTAGTGTAGATATAAGAGCTGGTAAACCACTTAACGATAAAGACCATGATAGATTACTAAAGGCTGTAGGTAACGTTAGAGATGCTTACGGTAAAACAAAATGAACGGGGTAGTTAAGGTTTCGACTAGGTGTAACGTTAAGTCAGCATCTAGGACAGCGGTTCGAGTCCGCTCTACTCCACCAATAACTTGGGATGATTTAAAATTCCCACCAATAAACTTATACAATATAGGGAGAAAATATGACAGTATATAAATTATCAGGCGGTGTTAAAGATTACTTAGTAACACCTTGGGCTCTTGGAGCTTTTAAAGCTAGGTCTTATTTAAGGGCTAGAGGTATTGATGCAATAGTAACTCAATACAAATTAATAGAAGGTCAATGGAAAAGGGGAGCAACAAAATGACCGCACAAACATTAGAAGATATTTTAATAACCGATAAAGAAGTTTCAGGTTATATGGAAAAAAGAGATTTAGGTGAGCATCTTAAAATTAAAAGACCATCTGAATATGTGGATGCTGTAGAGCAATACTTTTCTACAGATTTAACAGGCGGAATATCTTTGCCTTTTATTAACACTGACCAACAGTTTAAAGTAAGGATGGGGGAGATAAGTGTAGTCACTGGCTATTCAGGACATGGCAAGTCCGCTTGGCTTAACCAGTGCATACTAGGCTTAATGAAAAAAGAAAAGACTATGATTGCTTCTTTTGAAATGATGCCTAAAGCAACACTAGGCAGAATGTGTCAGCAGACAGGTGAGTCTTTACCTAGCTTAACTTACATTAAAGATTTTTTAAGTAAGTTAGAACATAACCTATATTTGTATGACCCCGAAGGTGAAACATCAACAACAAAGGTATTAGAAGTAATCTATTACTGTGCTGAAAAACTTGGCGTAAAGATTATGGTAATTGATTCATTAATGAAGTGTGGTATTGGTGAAGATGACCTGAACGGACAAAAAGCATTTGCTAATAAACTTGCTGTAGCATCCAGAGATTTAGATATACATATATTCTTAGTTGCTCACAGTAAAAAAACAGCATCTGATTTTGAACACGCTAGAAAGTTTGATGTTGCAGGAAGTGCAAACATAACCAACATGGTTGACAATGTATTTTCTGTACATCGTAATAAAGCAAAGGAAGAAGCAGAGTTAGATAAAGACTATGACAATCCAGTATGTGAACAGCCACCATGCACAGTACACTTAGTAAAACAAAGGCATGGCAAAGGTTTAGAAGGTAGGTGGGCATTTGATTTTAAGCCTGAGACTTTTCAATATACGGAGTGGATGAGATGATGATTAAAGACTTCATCAAAGAAGTAAAGAAAACATTTGGGGATGACGTAGAGTTTAAAGCGACATCTAAAGAAGGTAAAATTTTTAGGAGCAAAGGTTATGACAAGATACAAGGTGACATCGACAGAGGAGTTGGAACACGCCAGAAAGCAGATTGGTGAGTTAGATTTAACCAAGCAGTGGGAAATAGAAGTAAAGCCTTTTGCTTTTAACAGAAGTATTGAGCAAAATAAACGTTACTGGAAACTAACAAGTGAGCTAGGCTCTTTCCTTGGTTACGATGAAGGCGAGATGCACGAGTTACTTAAATATAAGTTTCTAAGTTACAAGCAGGAGATGTTAGGCGATGAGATGGTGGTTATACCATCAACCTCTAAACTATCAGTAAAGGAGTTTGTAGAATACTTAGATAAAGTAGAGCGTTTTGCAAGCACGTTAGGATTTCAATTACAAGGAGACTATTAATGACACAGTATAAAAAAGTATTAGCAATAGGTGATATGCATATTCCATACCACCATAAAGACTCTATGGCTTTTCTTAGGGCTTTAAAGAAACACTATAAAGGTTTTGACCTAGTAGTTAATATAGGTGATGAGCTGGACCAACATGCTATTAGTATGCATGACTCTAATCCAGACTTACCTAGTGCTGGAGACGAACTGAACATAGCAAAACAATACATACAAATTTTGTATAAGACATTTCCAGACATGACGTTGGTTGATTCTAATCATTCATCGTTAGTGTATAGACGAGCATTAAAGTATGGTCTACCTAAAGCATACCTTAGAGACTACAACGAGTTTTTAGATGTAGGCAAGGGGTGGAAGTGGGTAGATGATTTAACTATTACCCTTAACGATGGGTCTAGGTGTTTCTTTACTCATGGTATGTCAGCTAACGTATTACAAGTAGCTCAGAAGATGGGTATGCATACGGTTCAAGGACACTACCATAGTAAGTCTAGTATTCAGTACTTCAGTAACCCTGACAAACTTGTTTGGGGTGCACAGACTGGTTGCTTAACTAACCAAAAGTCAATGGCATTTAATTATGCTAAGAACTTTAAGGATAGGTTTGTTATGTCATCTATTGTTATTGTAGATGGACAGCCTAGGATTCATCCCATGATAGTTAAAAATGGTTCTTGGATAGGCAAGGTAGTCTAATGAAAAAATCAGACAAACTTAAAATGCAAAAGATGGTTGAGTTTGGTTGTGTGGTGTGTAGGTGGTATGAGGGGGTAGATGACTTGCCTCCTTGTAACATTCATCATATTAGAGATAAGACTGGACTAGGCATGAAAGATGAAGAGATGATACCTCTTTGTCATTACCATCATCAAGGGCGTATGGGTATTCATACTATAGGTAAAAAGATGTGGGAAGAAAGGTATGGAACTCAACGTGAATTACATGAACGAATGAAGGAGGAATTAAATTTTGACATCGATTGATTTTGAAGTAAAGAATCCACTTAAGGAACAGGTAGGTGGAGACCATTATAGCAAGTTAGCAATACAACCAGCAGTGTATGCTGAACACAATAAGTTAAGCTACTTACAAGGTAATGCTATTAAATATATTACCAGATATAAAGATAAGGGAGGTGTAGAAGACTTATACAAGGCAATACACACCGTTAAACTTTTAATAGAATTGGAGGATATATAAATGGCTTATTTAGGTTATAAAAATAAAGCTTTCATGAATTACAAAAGAGAGCAAGAAAGGGTAAAGATGTGGAAAGCAGAACAAGCAAGAAAACGTAAGAAGTTTAGAGAGTGGAAAAACATCACTACAACATCTATAATTCAGCTTGTAGTAGTAGCACTCATTATAGTTTTTTATGGGGTGTTTGCTTCAGCAATTATTGCAAATGAAAAAGGTAGCAAGGTAGGGGTGGGTGGTTTTGTTATGGCTGTTAGTTATACAGACAGTTATGATGATTTAGTCTACGTATCTAACTTTGTTAACTGCGACCATGCAATGAAGTATTATAACGATAACTGTACGGATGCTAAGATAATGATGTGCCAACAAGAAGCTTATTTATATATGCCTATTGGTCATAATAGTGATTCATCATTTGACTTTGCACCAACAGATAAACAGTCCTGCGGATTCGTAGGGGTTCAGAAACCTAAATTTACGGAGGTAGAATAATGGGAAAAGGTAGCGGACGTAGACCACAAAACATTAGTGATGAAGAGTTAGAGAAAGCATGGAATAGTATTTTTTCTGGACATCCAAATGATGACCAATTTGAAAAACGAAAGAAAAGAGAAGAAGCTATTGACTCTGCTTTAAATGATTGGGGTGGTAGGACTGAGGATGATTATGGCAATGAGTTGCCAAAGCCTAAAACTGATGACCCCGATAGATTTGTAGATGACATTGGGGATGCATAATGGCTAAAACATCACCGACTCAAAGGACGTTAAAACGCATGAGAGAGTCAGGTGACTATGTTCTAGTAAAGGTAGTTGAACGCTGGAACGCTCATGCTTTTAAAAGGCAAGACCTCTGGAACTTTGATATATTAGGTATATCAATAACTGGAGAGACTCACGCTATACAGGTAACATCGTATAGCAATGTAAACGCTCGGATTAAGAAGATAGAAGAATCTGAATACACACCTCACTTACGAGATGCGGATTGGGTTCTTCTTGTTGAAGGCTGGAAGAAGGAAAAGAACGGCAGATACAAATCTTACATATCTGATTTATCTTAACGAAAGGAGACTAAATGGACAATTATCAAAGATTCATTCATGTATCACGTTACGCTAGATACATACCAGAACTAAAACGTAGGGAAAATTGGGATGAGACAGTTACTAGACTGACTGACTTTATCCGTAAACATCAACCAGCATTAGGTAAGGATATAGACAGAATACATGATGCTGTATTAAATTTAAAAGTAATGCCGAGCATGAGGTTATTAATGACAGCAGGTGAAGCCTGTGAGCGTGATAACATATCTGCTTATAACTGTAGCTACTTAGCTATGAATAACAAGAGAGCATTCTCTGAGTGCTTATACATCTTAATGAACGGTACAGGAGTAGGCTTTAGTTGTGAGAGACAAGAGATTGACAAGTTGCCACCAATTCCAGAAAGTATTAATCCTTGCGATGATACTATTGTTGTTGGCGACAGCAAACTTGGGTGGGCGAAGGCGTTTAAAAAACTTCTATCTAGTTTATGGGAAGGTGACATACCGACCGTTGACTACTCTCGTGTTAGACCAGCAGGTGCTAGGCTTAAAACATTTGGCGGTAGAGCATCTGGTCCAGAGCCATTAAAGAGATTGTTTGACTTTGTTACTGAGACATTCATTAATTCCAGAGGTAGAAAGTTAACATCTATTGAGGTGCATGATATCACTTGTATGATTGGTGAGATAGTTGTTGTAGGTGGTGTTAGGCGTTCAGCTCTTATATCATTATCTAATCTTACAGATAAACGTATGAGAGAAGCTAAGATAGGTGCTTGGTATAACGAGTTTCCTTGGCGTGGACTTGCTAATAACTCTGTATCATATACAGAAAAGCCTGACATGGAAGTATTCATGGAAGAATGGTTATCGTTAGTAAAGTCTAAGTCTGGTGAGCGTGGTATCTTTAACAGGGTAGCATCTCAGAAACAAGCAGGAAAGTGGAAAAGACGTTCAGAAACAATGAGTTACGGGACAAATCCTTGCAGTGAGATAATTTTGAGGGATAAGCAATTCTGTAATCTGACCGAAGTAGTGGTACGTGCAGAGGACACTCATGATGTATTAAAAGAAAAAGTAAGGTTAGCAACCATACTAGGTACTTTTCAATCAACCTTAGATAAGTTTCAATTTCTATCTCAAGAATGGACTAAGAATACTACTGAGGAAAGATTGTTAGGTGTATCATTAACAGGGATTATGGACAATAAGTTTATGGCTAATCCTGACCCTAAATTTTTGGAGGAGCTAAGGGATGAAGCTAGAAAAACAAATAAGAAATATGCCAAACTCTTGGAAGTTCCTGAGTCTGCTAGTATTACCTGTGTTAAGCCTAGTGGTACTGTTTCTCAACTTGTTGATAGTGCCTCTGGGATTCATTCTCGACATAGTAATTACTATATTCGGACTGTTAGAATTGACAAGAAGGATGCTCTTTACGAGTTCCTCAAAGACAAGGGGGTGGCTGTCGAAGACGAGGTATATCGTCCTGATAGCACCGCAGTGTTTGCATTTCCTATTAAAAGTCCTAGAGGGTGTATTACACGCGACGATAGAACTGCTATTGAAGAGCTTGAAACTTGGCTAGTCTATCAG